AAGATTTACAACAAGTGACTACATACCGAGGTAAAGATGGTAGCGAGTATGAGTTAGTAGAGGATCTAGCTACGGGAGACGTTAGAGTTACAAAAGAAAAACCAGGTATGGCTTCTTATGGTGATGAAACCTTTGATACGATTGAAGATAGATCTGTTTTTGAAATTAAAAAAGGTCGAGGTGATGAAACAACAAAAGGCACACCTCCTGATGAATATGACGAGGCAAAAGAAATATTTGGACCTGAAGGCACGGTAGATGATATTGATGAGATTGATGATAGAATAATTAAGGAGATAGACGATGAAATTAACTAAAACAATACCTCCTAAAAGAGGCCCACAACCACAGGGGTTGCTTATTAATTATGATAGTGTTAAACCTGTAAGATTGGAGAAAATAAATGGCAGACATAGACAAATCTCTTCCAAACGTAGAGCAAGAGATAAAAGTACCATCACCTGAAGAAATAGAAGTTGCCCAACAAGAAGAGCAACGGAGGCTTAATGAAAAAGGTGAACCTGTAGAAATTACAGAGAACGATGATGGCTCTGTAGATATTAATTACGATCCTTCAATAGGTTCTGTTGAAGGTGGTCAAAATCATTATGATAATTTAGCAGAACATTTACCAGAAGATATTCTTGGTAGATTAGGAACTAGTCTTTATCAAAATTATCAAGACTACAAAAATTCTAGAAAAGACTGGGAAAAAGGTTACAGAGAAGGTTTAGATCTTTTAGGTTTTAAATACGATAATAGAACAGAGCCTTTCCAAGGTGCATCAGGTGCAACACACCCAGTATTAGCAGAGGCGGTTACACAGTTTCAAGCTTTAGCGTATAAAGAATTATTACCAGCCAACGGTCCAGTCAGAACACAAATTTTAGGTATACCAACACCAGCAAAAGAACAACAATCACAAAGAGTAAAAGATTTTATGAATTATCAAATTATGGATAAGATGAAAGACTACGAACCAGATTTTGATTCTATGTTATTTCATTTACCTTTAGCTGGCTCAGCTTTTAAAAAAGTTTACTACGACGAAGCAGCGCAAATGGCCTGCTCTAAATTTGTACCCGCTGATGATTTGATTGTTCCGTATACAGCTACCTCATTAGATGATGCGGAATCTATCATTCATCGCGTACAAATATCTGAAAACGAATTAAGAAAACAACAAGTTGCTGGTTTTTATAGAGACATAGAATTAAAACCAGGACCTCTTAATGAAACTGAAGTTGAACGAAAAGAACGTGAGCTTCAAGGAGAAACAAAAGGAAGAGATGAAGATATATTTAATTTATTAGAATGCCATGTTAATTTAGATTTAGAAGGTTTTGAAGACATGGGTCAAGATGGTGAACCAACAGGAATCAAACTTCCATATGTTGTAACTATCGAAGAAAATTCTAGAGAAGTTTTATCAATCAAAAGAAACTACGAAATAGGTGATCCGTTAAGAAATAAAATAGATTACTTTGTACATTTTAAATTTTTACCAGGACTAGGATTTTATGGTTTTGGTTTAATACACATGATTGGTGGATTATCAAGAACAGCTACAGCTGCATTACGACAACTACTAGACGCAGGAACGTTATCTAATTTACCTGCAGGATTTAAACAACGAGGTATTAGAATAAGAGACGACGCTCAAAGCATTCAACCAGGAGAATTTAGAGATGTGGATGCACCAGGAGGAAACATTAGAGATTCATTTATGATGTTACCATTTAAAGAGCCGTCACAAACTCTCTTACAACTTATGGGCGTCGTAGTATCTGCAGGTCAAAGATTCGCTTCAATAGCCGATCTGCAAGTAGGTGAGGGTAATCAACAAGCAGCTGTGGGTACGACCGTAGCATTGCTAGAAAGGGGAAGCAGAACAATGTCTGCAATTCACAAAAGAATTTATGCAGCATTGAAACAAGAGTTTAAATTATTAGCACGAGTTTTTAAGTTATATCTACCACAAGAATATCCCTACGATGTTGTTGGTGGTCAAAGACTAATTAAACAAACAGACTTTGACGATAGAGTAGATATATTGCCAGTTGCAGATCCAAACATATTTTCTCAGACACAGCGTATTTCCCTCGCGCAGTCAGAACTGCAGCTGGCAACATCTAATCCACAAATACACAATTTGTATCAAGCGTACAGAAACATGTATGAAGCTTTAGGTGTAAAAGATGTAGACAAAATTTTAATTCGACCACAACCACCGATACCAAAGGACCCAGCGTTAGAGCACATTGATGCTCTCGCTGGGAAACCGTTCCAAGCTTTCCCTGGTCAGGATCACAGAGCACACATTACAGCTCACTTAAATTTTATGGCAACTAACATGGCCAGAAACGCACCAATCGTTATGGCTGCTCTTGAAAAAAATTGTTTTGAACACATTTCTTTAATGGCACAAGAGCAAGTTGAAATAGAATTTAAAAATGAAATGCAACAACTTATGATGATGCAACAAAATCCACAAGCGATGATGGATCCAAACATGCAAAATCAAGTTAGAATGATTTCTGAAAAGATAGAAGCAAGAAAAGCAAACTTGATTGCAGACATGATGGGTGAATTTATGAAAGAAGAGAAGAAAATTACATCACAATTTGATAATGACCCTATCGCAAAACTAAGATCTAGAGAATTAGACCTTCAAGCACAAGAAAATGCTAGAAAAAAACAAGAAGGAGAGGAGAGAATTAACCTAGATAAGATGAGAGCGATGATGAACCAACAAAATCAAGACGAAAAACTTGATCAAAACGAAGAATTAGCAAAATTAAGAGCAAATACTTCGATTGAAAAAACAATTTTATCAAAAACGTTACCAAATGCTAAAGACATGGGCTCTGGAAGCGTGATAATTAAGAAAGGAGACTAAAAATGTCGACAAAAAAAGAAAAAAAGGTTAAAAAAGTGATGAAGGAGTTTAAAAAAGGTAAACTCAACATCGGCGGAAGCGATAAAAAAGTGAAAAATCGTAAACAAGCTATTGCGATTGCACTTTCGCAAGCCGGAATAAAAAAGAAAAGGAGCTGATATGGCAGAACAAAGTAAAAAAGGCCTAAACCATGAAATGTTTACAAACAAAGATGGTTATGTAGAAGGTGGAAAAGAAATTGAGACAACAAATCCACAAGAAACACAAGAACAAGAAGTTCAAGGTCAAGGAAATATTTTAGGCGAGAAAAAAAGAAAAGCTAAGTGGTATTAATATGGCTTGGTTTAGTTTAGCAAAGATTGCAATGCAAGCTGGCGCTAAAATTTATTCTAACCGCCAGAAAACAAAGATGGCTATGTCTGATGCACAGCTTATGCACGCAGAAAAAATGGCCCGAGGTGAGGAAGCTTACCAGGGCAAGCTGTTAGAAGCTCGTCAATCGGACTGGAAAGACGAATTTGTTCTTTGCATTTTGTCGGCGCCCGTGTTAGTGTTAATTTGGGCAGTTATGAGTGACGACCCAGCAGCGATGGAGAAGGTAAAACTTTTCTTTGAATACTTTTCGACGCTCCCTTCATGGTTCACAAATTTGTGGATTTTGGTCGTAGCAAGTATTTTTGGTATTAAGGGAACTCAAATATTTAGAAACGGAGGAAAAAAATAATGGCAAATCCAAGATATAATAAACAAGTAACAAACAGACGTGGCGCTATGGGTGGCGGACGTATGAAAAAAATGGGTGGCGGAATGACAAGAAAAATGTATTCCAAAGGAGCAAAACCTGATTTCTTAGACATAGACAAAGATGGTAATAAAGATGAGTCTATGAAACAAGCAGCTAAACAAGCTAAAGGTTCAAGAATGATGGCTAAAAAAGGTTCTATTCCACCACAACTTAAAAAATTCGTTATGGCTAAAAAGAAAAAAGCTAAAATGAAAAAAAATAAGAAAAAGGTAATAGGCTAATGACAAAACTTTGTCCAAGAGGAAAAGCAGCAGCAAAAAGAAAATTTGCGGTGTACCCTAGCGCCTATGCTAATGCCTACGCATCTAAAATCTGTGCAGGTAAAATAAAAGA